TAGTTAGTCTACGACGTACTCAATGATGAACGCCAAGTCACCGGCAGTGCCGCCAGTAGCGTTGAACGTCACAGCAATGTAGTACACATCGCTTGGGTCAGAGCTTTGACCTGCAAGTTCCCAGACCTGCTGACCAGTGGTGTTCAGGTTCAGCTCTTCGTAACGAAGCTCTGCAATAGCAGCTCCGTCAGCAACAGTGGTGGCGAGAGCATCTTCATCAACAACCACACCGTCATTGGTGTAGAAGCCGACGTTGAAGGTGCAAGAGCCGCCGAGGGAATCGGAACCAACACGGACCGAAACCAAAGTTGCGTGGGTTGGGACAGGTGCCAGCATTACGATGTCGTTATCGGTGCTATCACCAGCAGCTAGCGCCACGTTGCCCTGAGCGATGCGGACGCGACCGCCAAGCTCAGATGCTGCGTTAGCAACCTGCGGGAGTGCCTCAAGATTGGCAATGAGGTCAGAGTTTTTCGTTGTCATCTCTCAATCTCCCTTACGCTGCGCCGTCAAGGTCATCTTCGTCACACTTGATGCGAACAACCATGTTCTCTTGCATCCGTGTAGCGCCGATGTCCATGCAGTAATAGACTTGGGTTGCGTAACCCTTGTCTGAACGCTCATCAATACGAGCCGACACATCCTTACCAATGCCAAGCGCAAGACCTTCTTCAGCCCAAGCAAAGCAAGTACGGACGTTGTTGGCGTCAGCCGACAGACGGTTCGACATGATGAAGTTGAAGCCCATGAACTGATTGATTTCACCCTGGACGAGAGCCTTCACAGTGTTGAAGTCAGCCGAGGTGACGCTGGTGTCAGCAAGCAGTGCGTGGATTTGGCTTGGACCCATTACGATGTAGCGAGGAATCGAAGGGTCAACGTCAGCCTGGTCCAGCAGCTTCTTGGCTTCGCGCAGCTTAGTCAGGTTCATGTTGGTGTCAGCACCACCGACAGAAACTGCAACATCCTGGTTCGTGTCGAAAGCGGTCGAAGTCGAGCCGGTCTCACCAGTGTTGGAAGCAGCATCAAATGCAGTGATGATAACATCGTCCATGGCACGGCCCATGGCAGCAGCAGCGGCCTGAGCGTAGGACGAGGTTGGGTCGATGAGCATACGAACCTTGTCTTGGTCGTCAATAAGGTCAGCGTACTCATACGATGCGAGGCTCAGGCGACGACGCGCATGTGGCGTATCCATCTGAGGAGTGTCGGCGTGGCGAGTTGTCCGCAGTTGTGCGGTCGCAACACCAACTTGGTCGATAAAGGCATTCTTACCAACAACATTCTCGATGCGCACAGTATCACGCAGACGGGAACCCATCTGCTGTGCAAGCATCTGCACATTCGCAGAATACTGTTGTACAAATGCCGTAGTTACTTGAGTAGACATCCTGTCTCTCCTTCTACGTCATGGTTGCACTAGATTCCGGTGTGCTACCCTCTCGGACACTCCTAGCTTTTCGGACCTGCTTGCGGCCACCGTCTTTCCGGTTGTCGGCAGGACGAGTCTCCTCGCTACCCTGCATCACCCACTCGTAGTATCTGTCTGCGAGTCGGGCGGGTTCTACAACATCACGCGCGGTTCCAAACTCAATCGCGTAACGTAAGCACTCAAGGCGCACATGGACCAAATCATCCTGCTCCATGTATAACACCCATCAATTCTTGTACACGCTCAATAGCCTGTTGTCGGCCAATCACGTTTTTACGGTCCCAATAAGCATGTGATTTGTCACTCATAATCGCATCAATCTCTTGCTGCGCTGACTGACGGGTCACCATGCTGCTAGTAGGTGCATCAGATACCGTGTCTTCACTTGTGACACTTTGCCTGAACTCGGCTATTTTTGCAAATGCCTTAATAAAATCAGGATGGTTGCCCACCTTGGTTCCATCGGCCAACTGCATCTCTAGCAACTCACCGCCCCCAAACTGCTGTGCAATCTTTCCAGCATCTTGGATACGCGCATCAAAGTCGTCACCCCACTCCTTGCGAAGCGTCATTTCAGTTTGATTGCGCTGCTGTGTCTCAGCTTCGACTGACATCTCAGACGCACTATTGGTCATGCCTTTGTAATACTCAAGGATGCCACTGGCCTGGTCAGGCGTTAAACGTAACTTATGCGCAACATCTGCGTATGACTGCGCAATATCTTCAGTAATGATGTTGCCATCAACGCCAATCTCATAACCCTCTGCCGTCTCCGGTCGGCCAAGTTTGCTATAGATGTTGTCAAGGTCTTCATCTGTTGGGTTGACTGGTAGCGGAACCTTGTCCGCGCCAATCAGGCGTTGTGCGTTGACGTAAGACCTCGCAAGGTTCTCTACATCTTTGATTGGTGAGAGACTTGGGTGGTCTCTCAGTTCCTCCGGTATCGTTTGCAAGAAATCGTTACCAGACCCGCCTTGCGCCACCTCTGCCGGTGTTTCCATCGGCGCAGCATCAGGCTGGGCTACCTGTTCGATAGCTTCCTCTGACATAGTTACTCCTGTGTCATCATGTTGTGAATGTGAAGAAGAACGGCACGTTTGCCCTCTTCAAATGCTGTGGCATTGGGGTCACCCGCCACATAACTCAAGGCCCGCCAGTTTGAACGTGCCTCAAGGTCTCTGAGAACCTTCTGCCCAGCTTCGCTGTTGAAGGTCTCGGTGTACATATGCTTCAGCTTTTCTATATCCTTCAAGACTGTACCATCCTGACTGCTTGCGCAGCCTGTGCTGTGGTGTAAACATCCTCTTGGTCACGCTGACGCTGCATAGCTTCTTCCTCTGCTTGCGCCCTTGCTTGCCGTGTCTCATCAACCTCACGCTGAGAACGCAGGGTTTTCTTAGGAACGCCAAGGGCATCGGTCACATGCCGAACAAGTCCGTCAGGGTCGATGTGGTCACCAACCGGAAGGCTCTGGGATAGTGGCAGAAGAATCTCAAGCGCCCGCATGGTGTTGTTCAGGCTGCTAGACTTTTGAGCGCGGGCCAGAGGCGAAACGTACTCAATATCAATATCCAATCCCTGCAATGACTCCGGTGGGGTTGCCAACATGTCATTACGCAACATCAGAGCAAACACACGGTCAATCAGCGGACGAAGCAGCTCGTTCATCAAACGGCCAAGCACAGGGCCAATGACACGCATACGCTCTTCCTGACGCTGGATAACCTCTGTCGCAGTCATCTGCGCGGAACCAGCAGTCAGAATCTGGTCAACATAAAACGCCTGACGAATAGCGGCACGGCGCTGCTCTTCCATGTTCAGGCCAATCGGAATGTTCGCGCCCGTATTCAGCGGCGTAATCGTCTCGCGGGTGCCGGAACGGAAGAAGTTGAGGCCACCAGGCTGGGTGCGAATAGGCAACAGGAAGCCATCATCAGGCACCAGCAGTGGCGGGTCAATCTGCTTCTGAGCCGCTTGTATAATGGTTTTTGACATAAGATTCAACATCTTAACGTCGGGCAGCGCTGTCATCGCTGGGCTGCGGCCCATAGTCTCGCCGGTAGCTTTCAGGAAGCGCGGCACTACATAGGGCAGCTCTTCAAAGCCACCTTCTGAAATAATCATGCCGGTGCTTTTGCAAACATAGGCCGACATATACGGCATGTTCAGGTTGTCTTGCTTTGTAACATCTCGTGCAAGGCGCGGCAGGACCGCATGCAGAATCTCGACTTCCTCGTCAGGAGTTTTTTCAAATTTCTTTTGAATAAAGCTGCCGACGTTATCAAAGCCAAAGCGTTCTACAGCCTGTGCTGCGGTGGACTTGTACAGACGGAACACGGTGTTGACCATGCCGTACTGGTCTTCAGAAACGTAGTATTCCGAAATATGCCGAGTGCTAAAACGCAACTTGTCACGGTCCATCTCGGCAAACATGCAAGCGGTGCCGAATACCACAAGGTCAACATAGGCTTCGTGAATTTCAGTCTCGAAGTTAGAGCGCTGGAAGGCTTGCATCATGCGCATGCTGGTGTCTTGCAGCCACTCGCGCACTTCGTCGTCCCGGTTCAGCGTCTCATCTTTAATGTCGAGGTGGAACCATGGCGATGCCCCGCTGGTCAGCATCCCGTGCAGGAAAGCCGCCATTAGGTCAATGGACTGGAGCGCAGTGCCGTCGTAAATCAACTCCATGCGTTTTTCACCGCGAGAGCGTTTCTTCACGATGTCCGCTTTGCGCGGGAGCATGTAGTCAGCCAGTTCCTGATAGTGGGTGTCCCAGTTATCCCGGCGGCTTTTAAGAGAATCAAATCTCTTGATTAGCGGTGCTGCTTCCTGTGCCATGCTTAACCCATCAATGTTGGTTTGCCGTTAGTAGGCTGGACAGTTTGCCCAAGCGCACCAGCGACAATAGTTGAGCCGCGCCCTTTGCGACGGCCACGTTCCTGCATCTCCGCTTCTTCTGCCAAGGCCCGCGCCCGGCCAATATCCGGCTCAGGTGGGGGAGGCGGCGGAGGTGGTGGGGTTGGCATAGATGGGGTCAAAAAGCTCATATCTATCTCCTATTCATAAAGAACACCGCCGCCTTCAAGCAGGGTGCCAGCAACGCCCGGACGTTTGGTGCGGCGACGGCCACGGCCAGCCAGGGTCTCATCAGGAACAACTTCGGGGGTGACTTCGGGGGTAATCTCAGGTTCTGGCGCAGGGCGACGGTCTTCCTTGTCCATGCCAAGGATGGTGTCGATGACCTCGGTGCCAACCTTTTTGACCGGCTTCTCGACAACCTCTTCAAACGCCTCGCCAGCAAGTTTGACCGCGCCTTCCGCTGTCTCTACGATTTCCTTGCCGACCTTCTTCACAGGCTTCTCAAGAGGCTCAACCACGTCCTTGGCAGTCTCGGCTACAGTCTTGGAGGCTTCGAGGACGGGCTGGGATGCAACCTCGACGGCTTTGGTGGCTGTCGAAAGCACAGGTTCGGCCACATCAATTACAGCTTCTGGAACTTTGGGGATGGTCTCAACGACCTCCTTAACAGGCTCCGTTACAACCTCGGCAACTTTTTTGACAGGTTTTGCCACCTCTGACGTTACTTTCGTAACAGGCTTTGCCACGGTCTCAACGACCTTGCTTACGGGCTTCAATATTGGCGCTACACTACCGCCCATCAGTCTCTCCTATAGCGTGAAAGGGTTGTATTCGCTCTGCGCAACCTGTTGTGGAGGTTTTCGCATGACCTCTCGATTCTCCAGGCCAACAGCGAGATAGCGGAAAGCATCCGCAGCATGGCTCGTGTAGTCATGTCGCGGATGGTCTCTAAACATCTTACGCTTCTCATCCCATTCCTGCCTGTATTGCCGGAGCATCTCCAAGCCTTCGCCGCATTTGTCGCGGTCGAAATAGCATTTAGGTATTAACATACGAGCCGCGTTAATGCCATCAGCCACCTTCATCTTTGGTATAACACGAAAACGCAGGCCAAGCGAATAGGCCGTCTCAAGCCGTGACTTGCCGGAGCCAAGCTCCCGCACCTCAATGTCATGCGGTGCCAAATGGTCCCCGTAGGTGTATTCCTTGCTGTTCAGCACATCAGCGTAGTGGTCCAGCCCCACACCACTACTCTCATAATAATCTATTATATTAACTGCACCGCCACGGAAGACCTGCGCAAACCAGATGGCTGTCGAGTCGTTAATGCCCAAGTCCCAGGCTGTATGCACAGGATAGGCCGGGTCATATGGCGCTCGCGTCACACGGCCATTGTCGTCTGCGTCTGACAACAATTTGCCATAATATGCCCCAATGATTGCCGCAGTGAACGAACACTCATATTCCTGCTCGTATTGCTCCGGCGTCATCTGCGCCTGAGCCGCCTCTAGTTCCTCCGGCCGCACAATCCCTGTGTCACTGGCCTTGCAAATCTTGTAGTACCAGTCGCTGCTGCCCTCCGCCAACTGGCCTTTAGCGGTCTCCAGCAAATCAAAGAAATGATTGTGGCCTGCCGGGGTTCCCAAAAAACAAGCCGAGCCCTGCCTGTCAGACAGCGCTGGTCTCACAACCTCCCCCCATACCCTTGGGTTCTGCATGCCAAACTCGTCGAAGACACACTCATCAAGGTAGATGCCTCGAAGGGCGTCCGGGTTCTCAGCAGACAGAAGCATAATCCTGCCGCCGTTAGGAAAATCTGCGCGGAGTTCTGTCTCGTTGAATTGCACACCGGGGATAACTCCGGCATAAAACTTTACATAGTCCCAAGCAATCCGCTTTGCCTGTGCGAAAGTAGGGGCCACAAAAGCCGTCCTCGGTCGAGGCAACGGGCAGGTCAGCGTCGTCTTGATTAGCTGGTTCACTGCCCACACCGTCTTGCCGAAGCGGCGGTGCATCACTAACACGTTCCATCTCTTCAACTCCTTGTGCATGTCCTTCTGCAAAGGACGTGGCTTATAGGGAATCTTGACGTCCATCAGTCTGTCTCCCACAGGATACGCACCGTGCCGTCGCTCACCTCGACGCCAGCCCGGTTCTTCTGCTCACCGTATTGCTCTGGCATAGAGGTCTTAGCCCGCCAGCGCACGTGTTGCGCATAGTCTCGTAGGATGTTGGGGTCATACCGCCGCTTCCCCTCCAGTGCGTTCAAATACATGCCGTCAAGCTCCTCCAGAGCCTTCTCAGCGCTCTCAGCCCTCGCCGTGTACACAGCGGCCCGAAACTCCTCATCGGCCCTCATGCGCTTGTAAGCGCCAGCACGGGATATGCCAGTCTTCTCACATGCCTTGGCAAGGCTAAAGCCCTCGCTCAGTAGCTGTATGACTTCGGTGGTGTTCGCCTTTGTAATCTTGCCCATGCTTCCTCCGTGAGCTTTGTGAGTGATGTGTGAGTGTGTAATGGTCAATTAATGCACTTGAAGGTCGGCCGCGCGTCCTGGGTGTGGCCGGTCTGCAACACTCCCCCCCTACCCTGTTGCTGTTATGCCACACTGTCTGTTGCTGCAATGTCACACTGTTGCCGTTATGTCACTGTGGCCTGACTGTCACACTGTTGCAGATATGCCACATATATACATTGCCGCGCGTGGTCGTGTCTTCGCAGTGTGTGGTGACACGCACAACCAAAGCAATCGCCATCCATCAAACATAGCTGCAGCATCATCATCCTTTCTCATGCTCTAGTATATACACGCTATGCGCATACATGTGTCTTTTTTTTACTTTGCGGTGTTTTTGCCATTGACATAGCGCAACCATTGCGCCATATGGGAGTTATGTTCAACATCACTGGAGGGTGAAACAATGACAATAGAAGTAAAACACGCAATCGCATTTGATGGCACAAGCGGTTATGTCGAGCAGCATCCATTGACCGAAACGGACCGCCGCGTGTTCGTGGCTCAGGACGGTGTCCACGCGCTCGAAGCCCACACTCACTGCTATTATGCTGAATGGCTCGAATGGGGCAAGCGCGCCAGACGCTACAATAACACGCGCCAGCTTGCCGATTTCACGCTTGCATAATCAAACCATTGGAGGGTTCAACAATGCAAAAATCATTTCAGGACATGGCGACACGCGCCGACAATGCTGTCATCAACTGGCGCGACATGCTGGCAGAGCTGGGCTTCACACAAGACGAAGCCGACGCCATTCTGTCCCTGTACAAAAAGGGAAAGCTCGTCAAGCTCGATTGGGGCGTCGGTCGCTACTCTGTCATTCATGGCGGCTTCTTGGAGCCCGACACGCTGCAAAACGCGCTAACAGCGACACAAAGCTAACAGGTCGAAACATGGCGCGGCAGTGTCGCGTCGTGTCTGCCGGTAGGTCCGGCACTGATGAGACCATCAGCCAACGCTAATCTGGAGGGATAGCGATGCAACAATTAACAAAGACACAGATGGCCGTATTGGCTGGCCGTAGCGTTTACCATGACCTAAGAGCCAAGAGCGTTGCCGACGGCATGGGCAAGACAGAGCGCGCTGTTAAAGCCAGCACTAATACCAAGCTTGGCAAGCGAGTGACAAAGGGCAAGCTTGCTGGCTTTCCTATCTTCACACTGACGCTGGAAGAACGCGCCACCTGTCCCCGTTCATGCATCCATTGGGGCGACTGCTATGGTAACAACATGATGAACGCGACGCGGTACAAGGCAGACGACGCCTTGCTGCAACAGATAGAGGCAGACCTTGCGCACTACCAAGCCAAGCACCCGAATGGCTTTCTGGTGCGCTTGCATGTGCTTGGCGACTTCTATTCCGTCGCCTACGTCGCGCAGTGGGCAAAATGGCTTGGCATGTTTCCGGCATTGCATGTGTACGGATACACGGCCAATCAACCTGATGCGATAGACAGCCAAGAACGCGCCATTGGCCAAGCCTTGGCCACATTGCGCCACGAATGCGGCATGCGGTGGGCTGTCCGTTTCTCTGGCTCATTCAATGACAGTTTTGCGGCATTGTCGGCAGACGATGAACGCACCCAAAACTTGCTGGCGACTAAACAGGCTTTCACCTGTCCAACGCAAATTAGCAAGGCCACCGGCCAGCTTGCCAAGAAAGGCGAAGAAACGCTGGCCCCATCATGCGGCGCTTGTGGCTTGTGCTGGCAAGCTTCAAAGCCCGTCGCATTCATCACACACTAAGGGAGTGGCTTAGAAATGGGAAAGATTGTCGAATTGAACCGCGACTATATCAGGGGCATTCATGCCGCCAAGCTAGAGGTGGCAAAGGGGCAAGTCTATGACCTAGACGACGCGCTTTATATGTTCCGGATTGACCCGGCAGACACCGAGTTTCAGCGCGGTTACCACGCCGGACTGGTGCAAGTGTACCGCCAGCAGAAAGGGCTTAATCAATGACAGAGCAAGACAGGACGCAACTTTGGGTGATAGCCGGCATCGACCAGCTATTCGATGAACGCTACATCGGCGAGGAAGTGTTCCAGACGCGGCAAGAGGCACAACAGCATTGCACCCGCATGGAGTACCCCATAACGCTAGAGGAAGCAGAACAATGACAAGCTGGGGAATCATCAAGGCAGAAATGCCCGACGGAAGCGTTGAGTTTCAAGTCAGTGACGGACCACGCGGCAAGCGTTCGACAAGCTATGACTTCGACGACTTGACAGAGGCAAAGGAAATGCTGGAGGCGTTGCGCACTATGGAGCGCCTCAACACTGGCCGCACAATGTGGGAGGCGAGGCAATGAGCAAGCGAGAAATCATCATTGACGTAGTGGGAGGCTTGGCCATTGGCTTGCTTTTCATCTGGGGATTTTTGACTGGGCCGGAAGGCTGGGGCTGGCAAGCCTTGGCTTGGCTTGTGGGAATAGAGCCATGAGTTGGCAGAGAAAGGTAGTTGAATTGCTTGCCGAGAAAGAGCGAGCCGCAAAGGATTTGAAATGGCACCGGGCGCAGGTCCGCAAAATGTCCGCGAAAGTGAGGCAGATAGGCCGAGAACTAAAAGAGGCCGATGACAAAGCGGGCTATGAAGCCAGAGCCAACAGAGAGGGGGCATAGACATGCAAGAACTAACAAGGGCCGCTGCATACTGGTCAAACGAGGTGGACCGGCAGCTGCGGGTCATTGAAAGCTTAGCAAGCAAGCGGCAAGAAATGTTGAACGAGGCCGAGCGACTAGGAAGGGAGTTGAGCAAGGAACGCTCAGTCTTGGAGGGCTTGGAACGCATACAGCAGAACGAGAGGCAAAGCACATGCACATGATAAACAACAGCCAAAGACGCGCCTTTGACGAGGTAATACAGGCAGCGGGTGACATGCTGGAAAGAATGGACGGAGCACCAGAGAACTATGACGACGAATGGCGAGAGGCAGTCAGAGAAAGCATTCACGCCGCCTCATGGCTCGTCAGAAACCATCACATCTACATCAGCAGCAAGGAGGGCTGAAACATGTACATCGTAAACCGCACATTGCGCTTTAAGCGTTCACATGGTGAGCCAAACTATACCGAACACTACCAACTAGCCGACACACTCGAAGAGGCACAAGCCATCGTCGCAGACTACAGGGCCAGGGACTATGTGCCGCATGAATACGACCTGTACGCATGGGCCATCAGCGAGGTGCTGGACGCATCAGAGCCACACTGGATTGAGAAAAAGGAGGTGTGGGGCAGTGACCGGTGAGGAACTGAAAAACAGGCGGGAAATGCTGGGGCATACTCAGCAAAGTTTCGCGCAGCTTCTGGGCCTAGCTAGGCGCACCGTCCAGTACTACGAAAGCGGAGAACATGACATACCGCGCACCGTAGAACTGGCGTTGCAAGCGCTGGAACTGGAACAAAAATAAAATCTAAAAAAATCTCTAGCAATGTCATTGCTTAAGCAATGTCATTGCTGGAGCAGTACTGCATCAGCAATGACTAGGCTAAATTTTTTAGAAATAGATTTGTTTTGCTTCTGTGTCAGCAATGACACTGCGGCAACAATGACACGGCAGTTACATGTCTGCCGCGTGACAATGAGAACTCAAATATCACATTTCAAACCGTCTGTAAAGAGGAGGACACGGACAATGATTATTTACCTAGCGACCAACACCGTGAACGGCATGCAGTATGTTGGTGCCGCGCTGGACTTCGACAAAAGAAAGCGCCAGCATTTGCAAGCAGCTAAGGAGGGGAGGGGAAGCCCTAAATCTTTTTCTCGTGCCTTGAGGGACTTTGGAGAAGACGCGTTTACCTTTGAGGTGATTGACGAGGGGAGTAGCCCAAAACAACTGGCAGAGAAAGAAGCGCAATGGATGCTGAGACTAAATACACTCACACCTGGTGGCTACAACCTTGTGACTGGTGGCTATGGGCCAAGGTCACGCAGAAATACGGTCATCAAAGTTGGTGAGGTAATCTATCCTTCCTTCACTGAGGCCGTGCGTCAGCTTAAACCAATGCCGCTTGCTGGTGCGGCAGGGGGGCACCCCAAGAACCGCCCTATTGGCTCCAAAGGCGTCAAGGAGCGCATAGATAGCGGCTGGTCAGTTGAACAGGCGTTTGGTCTTGAGCGTCCCCCAAGCTACCGCGAAACCGTCAAGTATTGTAAAAACCCGGACAAGGAGTGGACGGTTGCGGGTCAAACATTCAAAAGCCTGAGCCACCTTTCTGACTACTACGACATACCCCTATACCGTCTCAAAAGCCGGATAGCTAGAGGCTGGGAGCTACTTGAAGCTGTCGAGATTAAGCCGCGCAAATCTTACAATGGCCTTACTAAATACAGTGAGGGCAAGAGAACAGCGCAAGCGAAGACAATACAAATTGGTGGCGAGTTTTTCCCCAGCCACAAAGCCGCTGCTGCCCACTTCGGTGTAAGTTACGGTGCGTTTCAAACCCGCATAAAAAACGGATGGACCCCGGAACAGGCCGCTAACATAGAGGCAAGACCGAAACAAGAACTTGGGGAGTCACGTTTCGGCATGAAGGTCCAGCCTGTGACATGCTTTGGACAAAAATTTCCTAGCATTAATCAGGCCGTGATTCACTTCTCCTGCTTGAACAAAATTAAACACGGCACAATCATGGACAGAATCATGCGAGGCTGGGATTTAGAGCGCGCAGTGTCTACACCGGCGGGGGCCGCAGGGAAGCATCGGCCTATTTATTGGCGTCTAGCAGAACTGCAAAAAGGCAAGCCGCACATACCAGCAAGAAACCGACAAGGGGGCGATTAGCAATATGCCCCCACTTAATGCTAGTCTGGCAGAGACGGCGCGGTGCGCTGTCAGTAAACCGGAGGTTTTCGGAAAGGAGCATTGACATGTTCAAAGCCCTCATCCTGCTATGCGTCATAGGCCAGCCAAATCAGTGTGCAATGTTTGAGGACACGACCGGCCTGAAAGCAACAGAGAAAGAATGCCGAGCCCGCGCCAGAGAAATGGCAAAGTCAATCGGACCGATGTTTCCGATGCCGGTGCAAGCCCACTACAAATGTGAG